GATTTGGAAAACGCGTTACGGATGTTCTCAAAGGAATGCTCCGGCCCGCACTGATACCCGCACCCGGCAAGCAGTTCGTTGTCGCCGACTGGTCGGCCGTCGAGGCGCGCGTAACAGCCTGGGCATCCAATGATCCACAGGCCGACGATGTGCTGCAAGTCTTCCGTGAAGGTCGCGACATCTACAAACGTGAAGCCGCCGGCATCTACCGCGTGGCCGAGGATAGCGTAGACAAAGACCAGCGCCAGATCGGCAAGGTCGCGATCCTCTCACTTGGCTTCGGTGGGTCGATCGGCGCCTTCTCGGCGATGGGTCGCAATTATGGTGTCTTCATGCCTGAGTCCGATTCGCGCCGCATTGTGGACGCATGGCGGCGCTCAAACGCGTGGGCGGTACGTTACTGGGGCAAGCTTGAGGACGCCTACACACGGGCGCTACGCAACCCCAATCGGGAGTTTTCCGCTGGGCGCGTCGTGTACCTCTACGACGGTCAACATCTCTGGTACGCGCTGCCGTCGGGTCGCGTGTTGTGCTATCCATTTGCTAAGTTTGAGGGTGACGAGATCACGTACGTCAAGGCGGCATGGAAGCCGGCAGCGGATGCCAAAGAATGGCCACGGGCACGCTTGTGGCGAGGGCTTGCCTGCGAAAATATAACTCAGGCAATCGCAAACGATCTTTTGCGTAATGCTCTGCGGCAGTTGGATGATGTAGTATTGCATGTCCATGACGAAATTGTCTTAGAGACGTCTGACCCCGATGCACCCAATACCCTAGAGCAAGTGATGTGTACGCCGCCTAAATGGGCGGCTGGACTGCCTTTGTCCGCTGAAGTTGAAGTGATGAATCGTTACGGCAAATAAAAAAGCCGCCTGGCAGGGCGGCTTTCCAACTACAAGGACTGCAATGGATTTCCTAGAATTTTATACTAATTTGGCACCACAAGGTGAGACTGCTTTAGTTGTTCGCCAGAAACCTAAACTCAAAAGCGGACAAATTCAGTTGCACCCCGACGGCGCGGTAATCTGCACATGGCCGGCGTACCTGCCCGACTATCCGACCAAGCCCGATTGGGCAATCTACGGCAACACGGCAAGCTTTATCGTTGACCGGTTCAAGGACGGCCACGTTTCCGCATCGGCTGCGAATGCCGACTACGTGCTGGTGATGGTGCTGGATGACGTGGGTGACCCTGAGAAGGCGCCCAACACGCCGCCACTACCACCGACGTGGATCATCGAGACGTCTGCCGGGTCGTTCCAATGGGGTTACGCATTCTCAGAGCAGCCGACCACCGGCGAGTATGCCGCAGCCATCCGAGCGATTGCGGACGCGGGTTATACCGATCCTGGCGCCTGCAATGCGGTGCGTAACTTCCGTCTGCCGGGGTCAATCAATATCAAGCCGGGACGGGATAACTTCGCCGCTCGTTTGGTTGAGTTCCATCCAGAGCGCGAGTACAGCCTGCCCGAAGTGTGCGCAGCCCTAAATGTCACGCCAGCGCCCGCTGAGTCACTGGGCGTGCGTCCTATCCGTCTGTCCGACGATGGCGCGGACGACGTGATGGCGTGGCTCTCGCATCAGGGCGTGCTGTTGTCGACCCCAAACCCTGCCGGGTGGGCTGGCGTCATCTGCCCCAATAAAGACGAGCATACCGACGGCAACCCAGAGGGGCGCTACAGCCCGTCAACGCGCTCATATCGCTGCCTGCACAGCCATTGCGTGGACTTCGACTCGCATGCGTTCTTAGATTGGGTCGCTGAGAACGGCGGCCCCAAACACGCGCCTGGCTTGCGTGAGGAGCTGTTGGCTCACGCGATGGACGCGGCGCTATCCAAACTGACGCCGACTGAGGCGTTTCCTGACAAGGGCGCAGAAGTCATTGCAGAGGTCGAGAAAAAACAACTGGATAGGGTCGAGAAGGAGAGCTGGTATGAGCGCTTTGCATACATTCAGAACGAAGATGCGTACTTTGACATGCTGGATCGACGCGAAATTAGTCGCGGCACTTTTAATGCACTCTTTCGACACATTTCCTGCTATTCAATCCACAAGAGCAAAACGCCGCGCCGAGTTGAGGCGTCTATATGCTATGACGAGAACCGACAGGCCAAAGGCGCATTGACGATTGCAGGCATCACGTACGCCGCTGGCGAGACGGTGCTTGTGTCGCGTGAGGGGCAAGTGTACGGCAATCGATGGGTCGATCACCGTCCGCCGGTCAAGTCAGGCGACGCGCAGGTATGGCTCGATCATGTCGAGCGCATGTTGCCCGACCCGGTCGAGCGCAATCACGTTCTGGACGTCATGGCCTACAAGCTTCAAAACCCGAACCGCAAGATCAATCACGCGGTGCTGCATATCGGTCACCCAGGCTCTGGCAAGGACACCATGTGGCAGCCGTTCTTATGGGGCATTGGTGGTGAAGCGCTCTCAAACGTGTCAATCGTGCGGAACGAAGAGATTCAGTCGCAATGGGGTTATGCGTATGAATCCGAGGTCATGGTGTTTGAAGAGTTGCGCCAGAGCGAGGCGAAAGACCGCCGGGCGCTTGAGAACCATCTAAAGCCCATCATCGCCGCGCCGCCGGACTTTTTGCAGGTGAACCGCAAGGGCATGCACCCGTACCAGGCACTCAATAGAATCTTCGTTCTTGCGTTTTCCAATGAGCGTGTGCCGATCTCGCTGGCCGGGGACGACCGCCGCTGGTTTGTGACGTACTCCGAGGCGCCGCGCATGACCGAGGCAGAAGCTTGCGCGATCTGGGACTGGTATAAGGCCGGCGGCCTAGCTGTTGCTGCCGGCTGGCTATATGCGCGTGACGTGTCGCGGTTCAACCCTGGCGCCACGCCACCATTGACCGAGGCAAAGATCATCATGATTGAGCAGGGCAGATCGACTGCTGAGTCGTATCTGGTCGAGATGATTGAGCGCCGTTTGGGCGAGTTCTCAGGCGGTGTCGTGGCCGCACCGTTCTACAGCCTGTGCGACCGGCTGCAAGGTGGTGCGCCGATGAATACCCGCGTGGTACAGCAGGCGCTCTTACACGCGCTCAAAGAAGCCGGCTGGATCGATATGGGACGGCTAGCGTCACGCGAACACAGCACTAAGAAACATATATTCTGTGCGCCAGAGCTAGCCGACACGGCGAGCAAGTCAGAACTGCGCCGCATGGTGGAGGAAACACCGCCGCCGTCAGCGGTGCGACTGGTGAAATAGGCGTAAAAAAAGCCCGGCACAAAGGCCGGGCGAACCGAAGGACGGCTGGAGAGAAGCCGCGTCACAACCCTAGCACGATCGCGAGCATGGCTGCAAGTATCAATCCGATGAGAGCGAACATGCGGCCTCCGCTTCAATGTCTTTGACAATATGGTCCTTCAGCAGGTCTATCACGTCGACACCGCCGGCGTAAGCGTGGATCAACCAGGCGCCGCCATACCAGCCGACCGACCGGTCGCCGGGCTCCCAATCGACAAAGCAGAGCAGCTCGGTATCGCCGTGCGTGTACGTGTACGGCCACAGATGCTGCGGCCATTGCAGGCCGCTGGTATCAGTTTGCGTTTTCATCAATCACCTCGAATAGTGGCATTGTCGGGTCATACTGTGCGGCGCTTTCGGTACTGGCGCCGGTATAGTTCACCGATTGCAGAAAATTAAGCGCATCAAACCGGCGAATGTAATCGGCCGTCGATACTGTCGGAGTCCATGTCGGAAACTTGCGGATATCTTTTGGCTTTTTCGGTTTCCAGGCTTTGCGCGCCGCTTTGGCTAGTTCGACCGGATCACGGTCAAATTTCACTTTGTACGTAGTGCCGTCAATATCTATCGTTTGCATAGTTCAACCTCCATAAGATAGGTGTTAATCAAGTGTAGTGCCCGTTCGGCGCTTGTCAGGCCCTCATCCGGTTCAGGATTATTAATTGCATCCGATAGCGCGTCTCTCGCTTGCCAAAGCAAGTTTTCATTGGCGCCGGTAATTTCGGCGGTTTCCTGCGCGCGCAGGATCGCGGTTTTGAGTTTTGCCATAATTAGACCCTCTCGAATTGTTTGCGATCCTCGCGGATCAAGTTTGACGTCAATACCTTGGCCGATAAGCCCGGCCGGTCCCATTCAATGGTCGCAATGTCCAGGCCATTGGATACCGGCGAGAGACTGATAATCCGGCCTTTTGCGTGCGGTATATCGCCGGTCAATTGACCGGTTGATCTAAGCCAGGCGCGCGCGTATTGCACGCGATCGCCGGTTTTAAATAGTGTCACCATAAAGCCACCCCATGAGTGTCGATTGTAGGAACTAGGCGCGCCGGTACGGGCACGCGCCGCGTGATATACCGGCCATTGGCCGGCGGGTAATCTAGCCACTGTATAACCGCATCAAAACAGTCTAAGCGGCCGTATTGCAGGCGATAGCGCATCAATAATCCCGCCCCTTAATTTGAACGAAACCGCCGGTATCGCGTTTTGCTTTGCCTTTGGCATACAAGGCAACGACCACGCCGGCCGGCTCAATATGGCGAACATCGGTGTCGTCGCCGTCAACGACCGGCCACCCGCGAAATTCGGCTGGTATATCGCTCTGCTTTTGGAATACCACGGCCGCGCGTTTATTGGCCGGATTGATCAGGCCTTTAATTGATATCGGTTTCGGCGTGATAGCGGAAAATGAATACGTCAGATCATAGTTGCCGGCCGTTTTGCCCGTCAGGTTTCGGCTAGGGTGTTTCGTGTAATCGTAAAATTGAACGTCAGCGAACAGCTGGAATATCGTTTTGCCGTCAATCAAGATATTTTCAAACGGGATATCTGACGTGCCATTTGGCCGCACAAGCGGGATTAATCCTAATTTTTCAGCGCGCCGTGCGTGCGACCATACATCAGCGGCCATTGATAGCATAAACGCGCGCTGATTCTCACGGAAAAACGCGGTTTTGGCCGCTCTGGCCGCTTGCACGGCATTAAACGCGCCGCGGCCGGCCGATTTTAAACAGCCGTCAAAACAGCCGGCCATAATCGCAAACGGACAAAGCTTTTCATCCGGTACCAGATAGCAGATAGCTGTCAGATATCCGATTTTCTCGCCCTTAATTGTTTTGGCGCTGGATTCACCCAAAACGCGGCGATAGGGTAAACCTTCACGTTTTAATTGTGCTTTGAACGGGTTTTGCATGGTCGGTTCTCCTAGTTAATTAATAAGCAAGGCAAAGAAAAACAAATACAGCAAGGCCGGCGAATCCAATGACAGCGCCGATTAAGTCGAGTAGTGAAGGCTTCATTCTGTTAGTTCCTTTGTATACGTGAACAGGCATTTTCTTTTCTCCGATAGTGGCCGGCTTGCGCCGGCCGTTTAATTTAGATTCTGAATTCTGGATGACCGGCTAACCGAAGGCCTTCGGCCAAAGCGATCAGATCGCGCCGGCTTTTGTCTGTACGTGATACGCGAATCAATGATGACAAGATACGCGCCGCTGATACGTCATTGCCAGCGAAAACGTGTGATTCGACAATCGCCGCTTGTTTAGTTTCGAATTTAGTCATGGTCTTTTCTCCGTTTGCCTAAAATTTAATCAGTGATTTGCACTACATTGTTTTGCTGCTGAAAACCATTATAGCGACAACAAAATAAATGTCAAGGATTGTTTTGCATTTATTTTCGGGTTTTTTTGTGGGTCATTTGGGCGGTTTGTGGGTCATGAAAATGGCGCGGATGACCCACGCGATAACCTAGTCTGCTACTAGCTTTTAGCTATTTGTGGGTCATGTGGGTCATTAAATCTGTAAAGCTAGAATTTGTGTATTTATACAGTAGTGCATACAGTAGTTTGCTGCTAAGCCCGCCGTGCCCCACGTTGTACGCAGCCGGCGACTTGAAAAAAAGCCCCAAAATAGCCAACATTTTAAGCCCTTGATTTTAAAGGGCTTTTTCTGTTACTTTTAGGAAACAAAAGTTGTAAGCCCTTGATTTTAAACAGAAAAAATGTTGTTTTTTCAAATGACCCACACTATCAACCAATGCCAGTAGGGTTATTATGAGTTATCCACAGATTCGTTGCCATAATGCTACATGTTAGTGACCACTAACCTGGCTATGTTAGTGACCACTAACTTTGTAAGTAAGTACTCACTAACCTGGTTAGTTAGTGCTTACTAACTTGCCAGGCTGACAACCATGTAAGTGAGTGCTTACTAACCTGGGGGGGGTGGGGGGCCCGTGGCTGGGCGGTCGCGGTCACGGAGGTGTCAGAAGAAATTTTTTATTTTTTAAAAAAATGTTGGTAGCCAACATTGCCCACAAATGCGCTAATATGCAGCCATGTTCAAATCGATACCATTCTCACCGCGCAAAGTCGAGGCGACCGAAGCCAGGCTGCAGGCCATCTATGACGCAGCTGCCTTGGGTCTGAAGGGCGACTCGCTGGCATTAGCCGCTGGTATGTTGCCCACCGAGTTTAGACAGCTGTGCGAACTTGACCCAGCAGCGGATATGGCCGCCATGAAGGGCCGCGCCGACAGCGAGATGGAGGCCAGTGCCCACCTGCGTGAGGCAGCCCGCGCTGGCGACTCGAAAGCCGCGCTCGCTATCTTGCAGCACGCCCACGGTTGGACAGCGCGTCAGGAGATCAGCGTCGACATCACCAACAAGATCAGCATCACGCAAGCTCTCCAGCAGGCACAAGAGCGCGTCTTGGACGGTCTGATTACGGAACAGCAACCCACCCATCTACCAACTAAAGTGACGAATGGCGCAACAGCCGATCTATGACGCCGAGGGCGAGCAGCTCCTAATGACGCGCCTTTGGGCGCCGACCATCGCTGACGACCCCGAAGCGTTCGTGTTGTTCGCGTTCCCGTGGGGGCAACAAAATACGCCGCTGGCTAAGTTCAAAGGCCCGCGCACCTGGCAGCGCAAGATACTGCGCAGGATAGCTAGCCACATCAAGAACAACCGAGGTCAGATCGATATGGATGCGCTGAGAACAGCGGTCGCGTCCGGTCGAGGGATTGGTAAGTCGGCGTTAGTCAGCTGGCTCGTCTTGTGGATGCTGACCACCCGCATCGGCTCCTCCGTGATCGTGAGCGCCAACAGCGAAGCGCAGCTGCGCTCAGTCACATGGGGTGAGTTGACCAAGTGGCAGGCGATGGTGATTAACAACCACTGGTGGGAGATCAGCGCGACTAAGCTGGTGCCCGCCAAGTGGCTGACTGAACTGGTCGAGCGAGACTTGAAGAAAGGTACGCGCTACTGGGCAGCGGAGGGCAAGCTCTGGTCGGAAGAGAATCCCGACAGCTACGCCGGTGTTCACAACCACGACGGCATGATGCTGATCTTTGATGAGGCCTCTGGTATTCCGGACGCCATCTGGTCGGTCGGTGCGGGCTTCTTTACAGAACCCATCTTAGACCGGTACTGGTTCGCCTTTTCCAACCCCCGGCGTAATCAAGGTTACTTCTACGAGTGCTTTCACGCCAAGCGTAACTTCTGGCACACGGAGAACATTGACTCGCGAACGGTCGAGGACACGGACAAGCAGATATATGAGCAGATCATTGCGGAGTATGGCGAGGATTCGCCACAGGCTAGGGTTGAGGTCTACGGTGAATTCCCATCGGCTGGCGAAGATCAGTTTATTGGTGCGTCTGCTGTCGACGATGCCGCCCAAAGGCCACGCTACAAGGACGAGACGGCGCCAATTGTTGTCGGCGTTGACCCAGCTCGCGGCGGCGCGGACGCAACCGTCATCGTCGTCCGGCAAGGACGGGATCTAATAGCGATCAAGCGGTACCACGGCGAGGACACCATGACGACCGTTGGCCGGGTGATTGACGCCATCGAAGAGTACCGCCCGGCGCTCACCGTGATCGACGAAGGTGGTCTGGGCTACGGGGTACTTGACAGGCTAAAAGAACAGCGTTACAAGGTGCGGGGAGTGAACTTCGGATGGAAGTCGAGCAAGCCCGTCATGTGGGGCAACAAGCGCGCTGAGATGTGGGGTGCGATGCGGGATTGGTTAAAAACAGCCAGCATCCCCAACGATAGGCAGCTAAAAGCCGACCTGACTGGCCCGATGAAAAAGCCCGACTCGTCGGGGACGATCTATCTGGAAGGCAAGAAAGAGATGAAGTCGCGTGGCCTAGCGTCACCGGACGCAGCTGACGCGCTAGCGGTGACGTTCGCGTTCCCGGTAGCTGCCCGTGAATCAAGCTACGAACGGGCGGCACGGTCAACTCCGCGAGGGTACCAGCAGACGACAGTAGCAACTGGATGGATGGGGCACTAAGATGGCGACGAAGAAAAGTGTGTCGTTAAGTGTAGGCCGGGGCGAGAAGCTGCCGGTCAGTAAAGGTGCGGGGCTGACAGCCAAGGGGCGGGAGAAGTACAACCGCGAGACGGGCTCGAACTTGAAGGCACCGGCACCGAGTCCGAAGACGAAGGCAGATGAGGGGCGCAAGAAGTCGTTCTGCGCGAGAATGGGCGCCGTGGCGGCCAAGGCTAAAGACGGCGAACGAGCGAAAGCAGCTTTGAAAAGGTGGAAATGCTAATGGCTACTAAACCAGGACTCTACGCAAACATTCATGCTAAACAGGCACGCATTAAGGCGGGCTCTGGCGAGAAGATGAGGAAGCCCGGCGCACCCGGCGCGCCAACCGCGAAAGATTTTAAGCAGTCTGCTAAGACGGCTAAAAAGGGGAAGTAAGATGCCGCTATTCGCGGAAACCGTGCGGGGTATGCTTCATATGCTCCAGCGAATGACAGTTTGGGCACAAAACTTCCAAGTTGCTCAAGTCATTGTTTTTGCGGTTTCTGTCTTTGTGATGCACACCCAAAATTTTTTGCTCCGCGTCATACCCACAACGCTCACATTTAAGCACCATACCCCGTGCCAACATGGTTTTTCGAACCGTAGTAAACGTAGGAACCCATTTACTTTTAGCAACTTTGTTGACGCAAGCTCTCGAGCAATATTTTCTTTTTTCGGATGGCGAACTAAGAAATTTTTTTCCGCAATGAGCGCAACTATTTTCTACACTGCCTTTTTTATGCATAGCTTTGTGGTAGCATTTTGGCGAACAGTATTTGGCTTTGTTTGCGCGGCTAGCAATGTGGGTAAATTCCGTGCCACATTCATTGCAATTTGCCGTAATTTCAATTCTTGCAGCCAAAGCCATGCAACTTCTGCCGCAGTATTGCGCGGTATTTTTTCTGTATTCAGGCACCATAAAAACGTCTTTGCAATGCGCGCAAATTTTTTTATATTTAACGCGGGAGCGAGTTATGCCACTCATTAAAAATGCCTCCAAACAAGCGTTTAGAAAAAATGTCTCCGCCGAAGCTAAGACAAAACCAATTAAACAAGCCGTAGCAATAGCTTACAGTGTTCAGCGTAAAGCTGCAAGTAAAGCTTCGGCTAAAGGCAAAAAGTAATGGACTACACCGGCATAAATTCGGCTGCTAAAGTTGCTGCGATCGGCGGTAACCCACCCACTAAAAAGGGTGATGAGAGCGACAGCGACACGCTGGCAACCATGCGGACGCGTCTGCAAATGACGCTTTCCGCGCTGTCTGAGTCCCGTGAAGATGAACTAGATGACCTGCGCTTCTACGCAGGCTCGCCAGACAACCACTGGCAGTGGCCAGCAGACGTTCTAGCTACCCGTGGCGCGGTGCAGGGACAGACGATCAACGCCCGCCCTTGCTTGACCATTAACAAGCTGCCCCAGCATGTCCGACAAGTCACGAACGACCAAAGACAAAACCGTCCGAGCGGCAAAGTTATACCCGCTGACGACCGCGCCGACCCCGAAGTCGCCGAAATCTACAACGGCATGGTCAGGCACATCGAGTACATCTCTGACGCCGACGTCGCCTACGACACCGCCTGCGAGAACCAAGTAAGCTACGGCGAGGGCTACATCCGCATCATCACCGAATACTGCGACGACACCACCTTCGATCAAGACATCAAGATCATGCGGGTGAGAAACTCGTTTTCGGTCTACATGGACCCGACCATTCAAGACCCCTGCGGCGCAGACGCTAAGTGGTGTTTCATCACGGAAGACTTGCAGCGCGAAGAATACGAGCGCCTGTTCCCTGACGCGTCGCCTATTTCCAGCCTGCAAACGCTGGGTATTGGCGACCAATCGATCAGCATCTGGATCAATGAAGACACGGTGCGTATTGCCGAGTATTACTACATCGAATACGAAAAAGCGACACTGCACCTGTACCCTGGCAACATCACGGCTTTTGAGGGTTCGCCCGAAGCCAAGCAGTTGAAGATGATGGGCGTCAAACCCGTGCGTACTCGTCAAGTGGACGCCAAGCGGGTCAAGTGGTGCAAGACTAACGGCTACGAGTTTTTGGAAAAAAGCGACTGGGCAGGCGACTACATACCGGTTGTGCGCGTGGTTGGCAACGAATTTGAGGTCGATGGCAAGCTGTACGTGTCTGGATTGGTCAGAAATGCCAAGGATGCGCAGCGGATGTACAACTATTGGACGTCACAAGAGGCAGAAATGCTCGCTTTGGCACCAAAAGCGCCATTTATTGGCTACGGCGGCCAGTTTGAAGGCTACGAAATGCAGTGGAAGACGGCCAACACGCAAAATTGGCCGTATTTGGAGGTAAATCCGGACGTAACGGACGGAAATGGTGCAGTGCTTCCGCTACCACAGCGCGCGCCGCCTCCGCTGCCACAAACTGGCTTGATTCAGGCCAAAATGGGCGCCTCAGACGACGTCAAATCGACCACAGGGCAGTATGATACCAGCTTGGGAGCCACCTCTAATGAGCGTTCGGGCAAGGCAATTATGGCGCGCGAGCGTCAGTCTGATACTGGCACTTATCATTACGTCGATAATCTGGCGCGGGCTATCCGGCATGTCACTCGTCAGCTGGTTGGCTTGATTCCAAAGATTTACGACACCCAGCGTGTGGCTCGCATCATCGGTCTGGACGGCGACACCGAGATGGTCAAGCTCGACCCGACTCAAGCAGAGCCAGTCAAAGAAATTAGAGACGAGAACAACCTCGTCATCGACAAGATCTACAACCCCGGCGTCGGTAAGTACGACGTGGTGGTCACGACCGGCCCGTCCTACATGACCAAGCGTCAGGAAGCATTGGATGCGATGGGCATGATCCTGCAATCCAACCCGCAGCTCTGGCAGGTGGCTGGTGACCTGTTCATTAAGAACATGGACTGGCCAGGCGCGCAGGAGATGGCAAAACGGTTCGAGAAGATCATCGACCCAAAGATTATGGCCGAGTCAGACGAGTCGCCTGAGATGCAGCAAGCCAAGATGCAGATGCAGGCTATGGCGCAAGAGCTGGATCAGATGCAACAGATGCTGCAAAATGTCGGCAAGTCGATCGAAGTGCAGGACTTGGAGCGCAAGAATTTCGAGGCCGAGATCAAGGCGTATCAGGCAGAAACTCAGCGTTTGACTGCCGTATCTGGCGCTATGAACCCCGAACAAGTGCAAGAAGTCGTCATGCAAACGCTGCGCGATGTAATGACCACGGGCGACTTGGTCATGCAGCAGCAAGGTCAAGAATTGATGGGCGACATGGCCATGCCGCAAGAAATGCAGCAAATGCCGCCTGAAATGGGTATGATTCCACCTGAATCGGCTGAAATGCCGCCAGAAATGATGAATATGCCGCCCCAGGAGCCAATGGTATGAACGCCGCAGACTTTGTAGGTACGCTGTTTTTAGGCCGTGATGTGGCTCATTCAGTGCATCTGAACACCCGCAGCTACGCCAAACACAAGGCGCTGCAAAAGTTTTACGACGGTATTGTTGACTTAGCGGACACGTTTGCTGAAGCCTACCAAGGCAAGTATGGTCTGATTGGCCCCATTTCGTTGCAGTCTGCAAAGAAGCAGGGCAACATTGTTGAGTTTTTAGAAGACCAGCTGGACGAAATACATTCCGCGCGCTACAAGGTCGTCGATAAGGACTGCACGGCAATTCACAACATTATTGATGAAATTGAAGCGCTGTACATGTCAACGCTCTATAAATTGAAGTTTCTTGCTTGAGGTAAAACATGGCAAATTACACCTACATCACGGCTTCGGCCAACATTAAACCAATGGCTGGCAAGCTCAAGGGTATTTTTGTCAGTGCGGCCTCCAGCACACCGACCATTGCTGTTTATGATTCGGCAGCCGCTACGACGACCAACATTATTTTGAATACGTTTACCCCCGTAGGCGCAACGTCGTACATGTTGCCCCTTGACGGCGCGTATGCTAAAAATGGCATTTATGTCGTTATTGGTGGTACAGTAAACGCAACCGTACTCTACGAATAATTTTTGCATTACCGTACTGACGCGGTACGTCAGGGATTCTTTAGGAATCGACAATGTCTGATGAAGTACAAAACGAGTTAGCGGAAGTACCCGCGCCAGAACAGGCACCGACGGCAGAGCCTGTAGCTGAAGAAACACATGCGCCGGAGAATGATGAGTCAAAGCCAGCTAAAGTCTTCACACAAGAAGAACTAGACGCTGCCATTGGCAAAAGGCTTGCAAGAGAACAGCGTAAGTGGGAAAGAGAACAGGCACGTCGAGCGCAAGAAGCGCCTGCCGTACCTACCGAACTCCCGCCGGTTGAACAGTTTAACTCTGTTGATGAGTACGCCGATGCGTTGGCGATACGAAAGGCAGAAGAGCTGCTCGCCAAACGTGAAGCTGATCGTGAACGCATGAGTATGATTGAGGCGTATCAAGATCGTGAAGAGGACGCGCGGGCTAAGTATGAGGACTTCGAACAAGTCGCATACAACCCTGCACTGCCCATTACGAGAGAGATGGCTGAGACTATTCAATCGTCCGATATCGGCCCCGATCTGGCCTATTACTTGGGTACCCACCCAAATGAAGCCAGCCGGATTTCACGTCTGTCGCCAATTTTGCAGGCTAAAGAGATCGGCAAACTGGAAGTTAAAATTGCTTCAGAGCCGGTCTTAAAAAAGACAACTAGCGCTCCACCGCCCATCGCGCCTATTAGTGGCCGTGGCTCTGGCTCACCGTCTTACGACACGACTGACCCTCGTTCTGTAAAGAACATGAGTACGTCAGAGTGGATTGAAGCGGATCGCCAGCGTCAGATGAAGAAGTGGGAAGCTCAACGTAATCGCTAACTTTTTTTAGGATATAAATCATGGCAAACTCGATTCTTACCATCGACATGATTACCCGCAAGGCTCTCGAAATCCTTGAGAACAACCTGGTAATCACTCGTAACGTCAACCGTCAGTATGACGATTCTTTCGCCGTTGAAGGCGCAAAAATTGGTTCCACACTGCGTATCCGTTTACCGGATCGCGCGCTGGTAACCGACGGTGCTGCCCTGCAAGTTCAGGACGACAACGAACAGTTCACCACACTGACTGTTGCTTCGCAGAAGCACATCGGCGTGAACTTTACCTCCGCCGAACTCACCATGCAGTTGGATGACTTCGCAGAGCGAGTTCTGAAGCCTCGTATTTCTCAGCTCGCATCGTCGATCGACGCTGACGTTGCTAACGCATACAAGACCATCGGTAACTCGGTCGGCACGCCTGGCACCACGCCTTCGACTTCGCTCGTTCTGCTGCAAGCCCAGCAGAAGCTGAACGAAAACGCAGCTGTGATGTCGCCACGCTACGCAACCGTTAACCCAGCTGCTAACGCTGGTCTGGTTGAAGGCATGAAAGGTCTGTTTAACCCAACCACCACCATCTCTAACCAGTTCAAGAACGGTATGATGGGTATGGGTGTTCTGGGCTATGAAGAAGTCAACATGTCTCAGTCGATCAAGCAGCACACCACTGGTTCGCGCGACGCTTCTGCATCCACTCTGGTCAAGACTCCAGGCGTGACTGCTGAAGGCGCGTCCACAATCCTGTTGGAGCAGGGTTCTGTAACAACCACCATCAGAGCTGGCGACGTGTTCACCATCGCTGACAGCTTTGCGGTTAACCCACAGACTCGTGAGTCCACCGGTTCGCTGTTCCAGTTCGTTGCTCTGGCTGACGCCACTGCCGTGTCTGGTACTTGGACTGTGACTGTGGCACCGATGTACTCGGCAAGTCACGCTCTGGCCACTATGACTGCTCTGCCTGTTACCGGCAAAGCCGTCACCTTCTTGGGTGCAGCCAGCAGCCAGTACGCTCAGAACCTTATCTACCATAAGGATGCGATCACTTTCGCTACCGCCGACCTGTTGCTGCCACAAGGCGTCGACATGGCTTCGCGTCAAGTACACAACGGCATCTCGCTGCGTGTTGTTCGTCAGTACGACATCAACAACGACCGTCTGCCTTGCCGTATTGACGTGCTGTACGGCTTTAGCACGATCCGTCCGCAAATGGCTTGCCGCATGTGGGGTTAAGTCTTGGTGGGGGCTTCGGCTCCCATTAACAACATTTTTTAAAGGATATTTATCATGGCACTTCCTAATGGCGCTGGTGGATACCAGCTTGGTGATGGTAATGTCGGCGAAGCCCAACTGTTTGTTCAGGGCGCTCCGACCGCACTGACAGCTGCTGCAACCGCAACTGCTGCTCAGCTCGCAAACGGTCTGTTTACTTTCAACGGCACTGCTGGCAATCTGACTCTGCCAACCGTTGCTGATCTAGAAGCAGACGTGTCTAGCGCAGCTAAAGTCAACGCAGCTTTTGACTTCTTCGTTATCAATATCGATGCTGGTACTGACGACGTGACTGTTGCAACAGCTACTGGCTGGACTCTGGTCGGCAACATGGTGGTGACTGAAACTACTTCAGGTCACTTCCGCGCTCGCAAGACTGGCGACGGTACTTGGACTTGCTACCGCATTTCTTAATGCTTGGGGGCTTCGGCCCCCATTTTTAAAGGATAGACTATGTCATCGAATACCAAACCGATTGGTGTGGCTTTTGAAGACCAGAACATCATTGGGTCTGATTCAGTGATGTCTGGGGGTGAGTTAGGCTACACCGCAGAAGCAAGCGGTACCGTAACTCAAGCAACTAGTAAATCAACTGGCGTGACTTTAAACAAGTCTGCCGGTCAAATTACTATGAACGACGCCGCGTTAGCTAATGCTACCAACGTCTCGTTTACTTTGACTAACAACACTATTACCGCTAAAGATGTTGTAGTTTTGAGCGTTGCAGCTGGTGCTACTGCCGGTGCGTACAACTGCTGGATTTCTGGCAAGGCCACTGGAAGCTGCACAATCACATTGCGCAATCTTTCAGGCGGTTCGTTGTCTGAAGCGGTTGTAATCAATTTTGCTGTAATTCACGTACTGTAAAACCACGGGGCTTTGGCCCCGTCTACCTTATGCTCATATACCTACAACACCCCGTTCACGGCACTAAAGTTGCTACGATGGAGCTAGAAGCAGAATTTGATGAACAAAATGGCTGGGAACGCTATAATCCCGACACGCCTTCAGAGCCTGAAGCGGCGGCACCAGCCAATGAACTGGAAGTTAAACGTCGTCGTAGCCGCACTACTGTACAGGCGGCAGCTTAAAGGAGTGTAAATGGCAACCGCCTTCGACCAGATCAAAGCGTCGCTTCGGCTCATAGGCCAGCTGGCTGAAGGTGAAGAGCCATCCCCGCAGGCAGCACAGGATGCACTGTCGGCCATGAATCAGATGATTGATTCGTGGAATACTGAGCGCCTAGCCGTGTTTTGCACCGAGGATCAGGTGTTTAACTGGCCGGCTGGCGAGATTACCCAGACGCTTGGGCCTAGCGGCGACTTTGTCGGCAATCGCCCCATTTTGATTGACGACGCAACTTATTTCCGTGACCCCGGCACTAACGTGTCCTACGGTATCAAGCTGATTAATCAGCAGCAGTACAACGGTATTGCGGTCAAGACGGTTACCAGTACCTACCCGCAGGTCATGTTTGTGAACAACACGTTCCCAGACATCACCATGACGATCTACCCCAAGCCCACACGCTTGTTGGAGTGGCATTTTGTGTCGGTGCAACAGCTGGATAAACCGGCTACTTTGAACACCGTACTGTCGTTCCCACCAGGCTACCTGCGTGCGTTCAAGTACAACTTGGCGATGGAAATTGCCAACGAGTTTGGTGTCGAGCCTATGCCGCAAGTGCAGCGTATCGCCATGACGTCTAAGCGTAATCTGAAGCGCATCAACAATCCTGATGACGTGATGTCCATGCCGTACTCGCTGGTCGCCACCCGTCAGCGCTTTAACATCTACGCTGGTAACTATTAAACCGTGAAGACGCCTATCCTCGGCCAATCGTATGTGGCTCGCAGCGTTAACGCTGCGGATAGCCGCATGGTAAACCTGTACCCCGAAGCCACACCGGCGCCAGAAGGTATGGAGCCTGCGTTTCTGAACCGGGCACCAGGCTTGCGTAAGCTTGCGACTGTCGGCACTGGTCCCATCCGTGGGCTGTGGCAGTACGGCAATTACGGTTACGCCGTCTCAGGCAGCAAGCTCTACCGCATCTCAAGCAACTGGACGTCGGTGCCGATCGGCAACGTCAGCGGTACTGGCCCTGTGTCGATGGTGGATAACGGCACACAGCTCTTTATTGCAGCTAATCCTGACGGTTACATCTACGACGCGTCAACCGAAGAGTACGCCGAAATCACCGATGTAGATTTCCCCGGCGCGGTAACAGTCGGCTATTTGGACGGCTATTTTGTCTTCCAAGAGCCAAACTCCCAGAAGTTCTGGACGTCTGAACTGCTTGACGGCACCCAGCTCGACCCGCTGTCGTTTGCCAGTGCTGAAGGTATGCCAGACAACTTGGTGTCGCTGTTTGTCGACCACCGCGAGGTGTGGCTGTTCGGCACCCAGTCGGTCGAAGTCTGGTACAACGCAGGCGACACACCGTTTCCGCTAGCTCGCATCCAAGGTGCGGTCAACGAGCTGGGCTGCGCGGCGACCTTCTCGGTCGCCAAGATGGACAACTCGCTGTTCTGGCTAGGGTCAGACGCCCGTGGCCAAGGCGTGGTGTTTCGTGCTAACGGCTACACTGGCCAGCGCATTTCTACCCACGCGGTTGAGTTTGCCATCCAGAGCTACGGCACCATCTCAGACGCAATCGCTTTTACCTACCAGCAAGACGGCCATGCTTTCTACGTGCTGACCTTTCCGACTGCTCAGAAGACTTGGGTGTTCGATGTGGCCACGCAAGCCTGGCATGAGCGTGCTGGCTTTGCCAACGGGCAGTTTATCCGTCACCGTGCGAACTGCCAGATGTTCTTCAACAACGAAATCGTTGTCGGCGACTTCCAAAACGGCAAGATTTACGCTTACGATCTCGACGTGTTTGCTGACGACAACCTGCCTCAAAAGTGGCTGCGGTCGTGGCGAGCGCTGCCTACCGGCCAGAACAACTTAAAGCGTACCGCCCAGCATGCCTTGCAGCTTGAGTGCGAGACAGGTGTGGGCTTGGTTCTTGGCCAAGGCAACGACCCACAGGTCATACTGCGCTTCTCAGACGACGGCGGCCACACATGGTCGAACGAGAAGTGGGCGGGCATGGGCAAGATGGGCAATTACGGATTTAGAGCGTTCTGGCGTCGGTTGGGCATGACTGACAAGCTGCGTGACCGCGTGTACGAGGTATCAGGCACCGACCCCGTCAAGATCGCCATTATGGGTGCCGAACTCGCTTTGTCCGGCACCAATGCCTAACCCAGATAACGAACCGCAACTACCCAAGAACCAGTCGCCGATTACTGACGACCGGACGGGGCTTGTCTCGCGTGACTGGTATCGGTTCTTCCTAAACCTATTAAATAAGGCCAATACCGGCGGCGGGTCAGGCACGGTCACATCGGTCAATGTATCGGGCGGCACGACGGGTTTAACGACCTCTGGCGGGCCTGTTACGACCTCCGGCACCATCACCCTAGCTGGTACCCTAGACGTCGATAACGGCGGCACAGGCGCCACTACAGCAGCGAATGCCCGCACTAACTTGAGCGTACCCAGCACGACAGGTTCTGGCGCGTCAGGTACGTGGGCTATTGACATCACCGGCAATGCGGCCAACGTCACGGGCACGGTAGCGATTGCTAACGGTGGCACCGGCCAGACTACGGCAGCGGCGGCCATTACGGCTTTAACAGGCACGCAGACGTCAGGCTATTACCTGCGCTCAGATGGCACTAACGCGGCTTTGGGTGCTATTCAGGCTGCGGACGTACCGACGCTTAATCAAAACACGACAGGCCAAGCAGGCAGCGTAGCCAATGCCTTGACCGCAGGCACCGGTATCTCGTACAGCGCCGGCACGACTTACAACGGCTCAACAGCTATTACGATTAACAATTCAGCGCCAGACCAGACGGTGGTGCTGACCGGCGGCACAGGTATCAGTACGTCGGGCACGTACCCCAGCTTTACGATCACCAATACCCTGCCTGACCAAGTAGTGGCGCTAACTGGCGCGGGCACAACTAGCATTTCGGGCACGTATCCTAATTTCACCATTACGTCGAACGACCAGTACGTGGGTACCGTCACTAGCGTGTCCGGCACCGGTACGGTCAACGGTATTAGTTTGTCCGGCACGGTCACATCTAGCGGCAGCCTGACACTAGGCGGCACATTGTCAAACGTCAGCTTGACCACGCAGGTGACCGGCACGCTGCCGATCGCCAACGGCGGCACAGGCCAGACGACTGCTAGCGCCGCCTTTAACGCCCTGTCGCCAATCACCAGCACGGGTGACTTGATTCTTGGCAACGGTGTCAACAGCTCGACTCGCCTGCCGATTGGCGCGAATACTTACGTGCTGACATCGAACGGCACGACAGCAACCTGGGCGCTGCCAACCGGTTCGGGTGCAACGATTACGAACGACACCACCACGTCAACGAACGTCTATCCGACGTTCGCGGCTGCCACGTCTGGTTCGCTGTCAACCATCTATACTAGCAATGCAAAATTACTGTACAAACCCAGTACCGGTGAATTAACATCCACAGCAGTAGCGGCATCTAACGGCATATTTGTCAATAGTTTAACTATTGGCACCAGCTACACGATTCCCGCAGGTTATTCGGGCATGTCTGCCGGTACGGTGACGGTGTCTGGCGGCGTGACGGTGACAGTGCCTAGCGGCTCACGATGGGTGGTGGTGTGAACGCGGTTGATATATTTAATCCGGACAGCACGGCGGTGGTTACGCCAGAGTTGATGCGGCAGAAAGTTGTGGCGCTGCAAGACGAGCTGCTGCAAATGCCGCAGGCGGACATTGTAACAACCCACACGTTTTTGCCTGGCGTGTACGAGCGTAAAATTACGGTGCCGCCGTGGACAGTACTGACAGGCGCGGCGCATAAGACGGATTATCGCGTGCGGTTAGAAAAAGGCACGATTGCGGTAAACCGTGATACTGAAGTCGTTGTGCTGACAGCGCCATGTGAGTTTGACGCAAAAGCAGGTGAACAACGCGCAGGCCGCGTGTTTGAAGATGAAGTGGTGTGGGTGGACGTGTACGACAACCCCGACGACTGCCAAGATATACCGACGTTAGAAGACAGGCTGTACGTTGTGCCTGAATGCGGGTTAGGAGCTACACGTAGGCAATTGGCGATTGAATCAGCGCAAGCAGACTACCAATTGTTTTTAGAGCAGTTAGGGGTGGATCAACCCACAATGGACGCCATAGTGACCATTGAAAATGATCTAGTTGATATGCCAGAAGGGCACGATGTAGAGTTAAAAGAATCGCCAGTGCATGGTATTGGCATGTTTGCTACGCGATACTTTTTTGCAGGTGAAGTTATTTGCCCTGGTCGGTTAGATGGTAAGCGTACTCCGGCAGGGCGGTACATTAACCATTCGCAAGACGCCAATGTAATGCCGTACAAGTTTGGTGATGATTTATATGTAATTGCCTTAAAAGATGTGGGCGTCGGTAACGAACTTTTTATTGACTACCGAGATGCTGTAGGCACAAATTTTGGCTTTTACTTACCCAAGGAAACAACATGTCAGGATTTATAGCTGGTAGCGTAATTCAAGGATACGGTGCTAACCGCGCGGCAAAAGAGCAGTCGAAAGCCATGGATCGCGCTACTGCTGCGCAAGCGGAAAGCGCGCGGCAATCTATTGAAGCGCAAGAGCGCATGTTTGAGCGCCAAATTGGTCTGCAAGAGCCGTTTCGTCAAGCAGGCGTCAATGCGCTGCCCGAACTGGTTGAAGCCTCTCGCTACACACCGTTTGGCATGGAACAGTTTCGACAAGACCCTGGGTACGGTTTCCGGTTACAAGAAGGACTGCGCGCGTTAGAGAACAGCGCGGCAGCACGCGGTGGCCTGCTGTCAGGTAACGCCATGCGCGGCATAACCCGGTACGGCCAAGGGTTAGCGTCAGAAGAGTTTGGTAATGCGTTTAACCGCTATCAAGCCGAACGAGCAGCTCGTTTAAATCCATTGCAATCCTTGGCAGGCGTTGGCCAAAGCACAACGGCAACTATGGCAGGGCAAGCAGGTAATCTAGGCGCTGGGTTGGCATCTACTTATGGGCAAATGGGTCAAAACATGGCGCAAAACGCAATGGCGATGGGTAACATTAAAGCATCAAGTTACGCCAATATGGCTAACGCGTTGACGGGCGGTCTTAACCAATACTTAAACCGTGAGCAAAATCGAGAAATGATGGAGCTATACGGGCCAAGACGAAATTACGGCGGCTCTGACATTGGGTTAATGGAAATGGATCCAAACTCTAGCGATTACGGTGCGTACACTAGAAGAGGACGGTTCTGATATGGCAGCTATCGATTACACCATCCCAGGGCAGATTAAAGGCATTCAACTTGAATCGCCAATGAACGCTATGGCACAAGCCATGCAGCTGCGCGGCTTGCAAGAAGCTTCGCAAATGAACGCGTTGAAAATGCAGGAACAAGCGCTAAAATTTCAAGAGGCGCAACGCGACGCGCAAGAGCGTAATGCTTTGGCAAAGTTAGACCCTTCTAAACCAGAATATCTTACGCAGTTAAAACGTGTAAACCCTAAACTAGCGCTTGAATACGAAAAATCAGGGCTTGAAGCTGACTCAGCAAGAATAAAAAAACAAAAAGATGAAGCAGATTTAGTTCAAGCTAAGCTAAAAGAATCGCGGTATTTTTTAGAGGGATTTAATGTTAACTCCCCTACTGCGCCAGCCGACTATATAGCGTGGTCTGAAAAAAATATTAACGACCCTGTATTGGGGCCGCTACTACGCGCGCGCGGCGTGACTTTAGATAAAGTACGTCAAAACGTAACTGAAGCGATTCAAACTGGCACGTTTGAGGATTTAGTAAATCAATCTAAATTAGGCGTGGATAGATTTACTGAACTCACGCCTGCGTTCAGAAAAGCTGAAGACGAACGGATAAATCAAGAGTATTCAGATTATCTAAACTCGCTCAAACCGGGAGCCACCGCGTTAACTAGATTGCAGTTTGTAGAGTTGCGAAAGCGTCAGCGTCCTGTTGCGCCTGCGCCAGATGCCACCGCGCCTGCGCCAGATGCTGTTGCACCCGCTGCCGCGCCTGCATCCCTACCTGCGCCTGTTGCTGCTGCGGTTGATTTAACAAACGTGCCTCCTGCTGAGCGCAGTATCATGTTTAACCAGCCACCGGTTAATCAACTTGGTGGCGGTCAAACTACAACCGCAGCGGTTAACAATCTTGGGTTTATGCCAGCGGCTATTACAACGGCAAATAAAGTTCCATCTGTAACTGCAACTGCTACAACGCAAGCTGCCGGCGCTAAAGACCGGCCACTAATTCACCCAACCGCCGCAATACTATATAACAGCACTTTGCCTGGCGACAAAGCAAGAGCGGACGCTATACAACGTCAACATGAAGCCGATCTTAAAAACACAGAAAAGCAGCGTGATTTTGCCGCCGCACAAGACGCGGGTTTTAAAGGTAGTTTCCCAGATTGGTTGGATCAACAACGCGAAACTGAATCTGAACGTGAATATCGAAGGGCTAAAAACGACGGATCGTTTAAAGGCACGTTTGTAGATTGGAAACGTGAGATGGCAAAAGCCACCAAAATTGTTGTGCAACCCGCGCCGATGACGTTGACTAGAGACGCATTAGACTTAGCAGCGGATCAATTTTTGGTAACTGGCACAATACCTTCAGTTAACCGTGCAGATAGGTCAGCAATTATTAACCGCGCCGCCGCTATGGCTAAAGAAAAAGGAATGAGCGCAGATGTTGTAGATCGTATGGCTAATAAAGCTAATCAATCTGCGCTAACGCAATTGACTAAACAAGAAACTATGGTCGGCGCGTTTGAAAAGAACTTTGTGAAAAACGTGGGTATTGTTGAGCGGATAAGCCAGAAAAAAGACAATACAGGTGTTCCTTTACTGCAAAAATGGATTAACGTGGGTAAAAAAGCAACGTCAGGCGACCCTGAGTTGGCTTCGCTTGCGGTCGCCATTAAAGCGGTGCAAAACGAATACGGCAAGATTGTGTCCGGCAGTATGGGCAATACGGCGGTAGCAGTATCTGAAATTAAACGCATGGAAGAGTTGCTTAACGCAGCCCAAACACCACAAGACGTTATGGCGGTACTTAACACTATGCGGGAAGAAACGCAAAACCGAATGGCCGGTTTTAAAGAACAAAAATCTGAATTAACTAACGAAATTCGTAGACCTAC